GAACCAGATATATTGGACGTAGATATAAATGATATAAGAAAGGGTATTATGCCTGAGTTTCCAGAGAAACCACCTGCAGAGATGATTGATGGTTATCATCAAGATTCTAGACTAAAACCAAAAGAATTAAATAAAGAACCTTATTTGAAAATAGATGAGAAGGATCTAATACGTAACCATAGATTGAAACCAAATGAAGCACAGGAAATGATGCAAACGATTGAACGTATTAATGATCACATTAAGAAACATCCAGAGGATTTAATTCATGCACAGATGAGGTATCCTATTGATGATCCAAGATTAGCCGAATTAAATTGGAAGATGGATCAGATGCTTGAAGCAGGTGACGAGTATCTTGATAAGAATTTTAAAGAGAATTCAAAATTATTTAAACGTGCGATAGACAGAACAAAAAATAACATTAAGCTCACTGATCCAAAATATGCACAACAACGTTATGATGAACTAAGAGGAACTACTAAACCAAAGAAAACAAACTTAGTAGGTAGATTAGGTAAACATTTGAATAAGTACGAATCGAAGGGTGTCTTAAGACATGTTGATTCAGATGACTTCAAGAAGATCAATGAACGAAAAAATGAAGAAAAAGAGCAGATAAAAAAAATACAAGAACAGGCAAAGGAAATACAAAAAGAAATAAAAATTGAGTTTCAAGAGAAAAAAAATGATTGGAGAAAAGATTTAGGTAATATTACTTATTGACTCAAGTGTAAAGTTCTGTTAAGATAAATAACGAAAGATGTTCTTTTGAACATATATTTGCTCCCCTTCAACCAAGACCTATAGGGAGGATAAATTACGTCTTTATATCCAGTAGTGAGGGATTACTGGAAATAAGTTTCGCACTACCCTAGTGCCCTACTTAAAACGTCTTACTAATGACAACTCTTTCAACTCAACGCAAATCTGGAGGACTTCTAGCAGGTTGGCCAGAATTTTGTGAGTGGGTAACATCAACAAACAACAGAATCTATGTTGGTTGGTTCGGTGTTCTCATGATTCCATGCTTGCTCACAGCAGCTGCATGTTTCATCGTTGCATTCATTGCAGCACCTCCTGTCGATATCGACGGAATCAGAGAGCCTGTAGCAGGTTCTTTCTTGTATGGTAACAACATCATCTCAGGTGCAGTTGTTCCTTCATCTAACGCAATCGGATTACACTTCTACCCAATTTGGGAAGCAGCTACTGTAGATGAGTGGTTGTACAATGGTGGTCCTTACCAGTTAGTTATTTTCCACTTCCTAATCGGAATCTCCGCATATATGGGTAGACAGTGGGAATTATCATACCGTTTAGGTATGAGACCTTGGATTTGCGTAGCATACAGTGCTCCAGTATCTGCAGCATTTGCAGTATTCTTAGTATACCCATTCGGTCAGGGTTCATTCTCTGATGGTATGCCTCTAGGAATCTCTGGTACATTTAACTTTATGTTCGTGTTCCAAGCAGAGCACAATATCCTAATGCACCCATTCCATATGGCTGGTGTAGCAGGTATGTTCGGTGGTTCTCTATTCAGTGCAATGCACGGTTCTCTAGTTACATCTTCTCTAATCAGAGAGACAACAGAGCAAGAGTCACAGAACTATGGATATAAGTTCGGACAAGAAGAAGAAACATACAACATCGTAGCCGCACACGGTTACTTCGGTAGATTAATCTTCCAGTATGCTTCATTCAACAACTCAAGAAGTTTACACTTCTTCCTAGCAGTTTTCCCTGTTGTATGTGTATGGTTAACCTCTATGGGTATCTGCACAATGGCATTCAACTTGAATGGTTTCAACTTTAACCAATCAGTTGTTGATGCTAACGGAAAAATCGTCCCAACATGGGGTGATGTTCTAAACAGAGCAAACTTGGGTATGGAAGTTATGCATGAAAGAAATGCACACAACTTCCCACTAGACCTAGCATCTGCTGAGTCTACACAGGTTGCTTTAACAGCACCTACAATCGGTTAATTATTAACCACAACTAAATCAGGGCACCTTCGGGTGCCTTTTTCATAGGAGAAATTAATGGTAGCATCTACCTTACAAGCACCTACAAGGGGTTGGTTTGATGTTCTTGACGACTGGTTAAAGAGAGATCGTTTTGTATTCATAGGATGGTCTGGTCTTTTACTTCTGCCTTGTGCGTACCTATCAATCGGTGGTTGGTTCTTAGGAACTACCTTCGTTACATCATGGTATACACATGGTATTGCATCTTCATATCTTGAAGGAGCAAACTTCTTAACAGCAGCAGTCTCCACACCAGGTGACGCAATGGGTCATAGTCTCATGTTCCTTTGGGGACCTGAAGCACAAGGAGATCTTATCCGTTGGTTCCAATTGGGTGGACTCTGGAACTTCGTTGCATTTCACGGTGCATTCGGACTTATAGGATTCATGCTTCGTCAGTTTGAAATCGCAGGTCTTGTTGGGATTCGTCCTTACAATGCTTTAGCATTCTCTGCTGTTATCGCAGTCTTCACTAGCATCTTTTTAATCTACCCACTAGGGCAGCACAGTTGGTTCTTCGCACCATCATTTGGTGTCGCAGCCATATTTCGTTACATCTTATTCATTCAAGGTTTTCACAATATAACTCTTAACCCATTTCACATGATGGGTGTAGCAGGTATATTAGGAGGAGCATTACTCTGTGCAATACATGGAGCAACTGTTCAGAACACATTGTATGAAGACACATCACAATACACAGAGGGTAAGATACAATCTACAACCTTCCGTGCATTTGACCCTACACAGGAAGAAGAAACTTATTCAATGATTACAGCAAACCGTTTCTGGTCACAGATATTTGGAATTGCTTTTTCTAACAAAAGATTTTTACACTTCCTTATGTTGTTCGTTCCTGTCATGGGAATGTGGACATCATCAATCGGTATCGTAGGTCTTGCACTTAACCTCAGAGCATACGACTTTGTATCTCAAGAGATAAGAGCTGCAGAAGACCCAGAGTTCGAGACTTTCTACACTAAGAATATACTTCTTAATGAGGGTATGAGAGCATGGATGTCATCTGTTGACCAACCACACGAGAACTTTGTGTTCCCAGAAGAGGTATTACCAAGAGGTAACGCACTCTAAAAATCACTTTCAATTTCCATTTACCTCGAAAAAATTTTCGGGGTATTTTTTTGTCTATTAGATTTTTTATAGATAAAACATGGATCTAGACGAACAACTAAAACTTGGTCATCTTCTACTGGAAGAAAGAACATGTAGAGTCTGTGGTGAGAGAAAGAATCTCTTACAATCATACTATCGTGTTCATAAGAATGTGAAGTTGATATCGTCTTATTCTTATGAGTGTAAAGAATGCACCATCAAAAGAATTGTTAAAAGTAGAAAGCAATCAGCACCAGTGTCTGAGGTCTATCCTGATTGGTAACTTGCAATACAATAATATTATGCTAAACTGTTTTTAACATAAGTAATCTAAGAACTTAGTAAAAAACATGGAAGATCCAACTGATCTATATCAAGATATGGAAAAACTCAACGCTCTATATGGAGAATTATGTTGGGATCATGACGAACCACTGGATTTTACAGCAGATTATAAAAATGATAGAATAATTATTAGAAGAAAAAGATCCTTACAAACAAAATGAAAATTTTCCTTGACACTGCTGATGTTAAAATCATCGGCAAACACTTCATCGAAACTGGTTTGATCGATGGAGTAACGACAAACCCATCGTTGATCATGAAGAGTGGTAAACAACCCGATGATGTTTACTTTAAATTATTCACACTAGGTGTAAAGGATGTCAGTATGGAGGTTGTTTCTAATACCGCAAAAGGTATGGTTGAAGAAGCAAATCGATTGATAGGTAAGTTTCAAGACATAGTAACAATCAAAGTTCCTTGCACTAGGGAGGGCCTAATCGCCTGTAAGGAACTTTCTGATCGTGGTATAAGAGTTAATGTCACTTTGATATTCAGTGCCTCACAAGCGATTCTATCCGCTAAAGCAGGAGCGAAATACATATCACCATTTGTGGGTCGTGTAGATGACCAGAGGTTTGGTGGATGTAATCTAATCAAACGTATCAGAGAGGTGTTACCATATGACTCATGTGAAATCTTATCTGCATCTATTAGAAGTGTAGGTGATGTAGAACACTCATTCGCACAAGGAGCTGACATTTGCACAATGCCACCTACTGTATTTGAAAAGATGTATGATCACATACTTACTGAAAAAGGTTTACAATTATTTGATATTGATTACAAAAAAACACTAGAACAATTTGGAGGAATCTAATGAATGGAAAACTAGATCCAGAAGAAAGAGTATTGAGCCGTAACTTTACGGTATACTCAAGAGATGGTTGCCCATATTGTGAGAAGGTAGAACAAGTATTAGAGATGACGGGTCTAAATTTTGTAACTTATAAATTAGATAAACACTTTGACCGAGAAGGTTTTATCAGTGAGTTTGGAGAGGGATCTACCTTTCCACAGGTAATCGTTAATGGAAGAAAACTTGGAGGTTGTGTTCAAACCGTAGAATATTTACAAGAAAAGAATCTGGTATGATGCAATGTCACAATATTTTGAAGAGGTATACTTTGATGTTGAAAAGGCAATAGAACTTGCCTTCGACAGCAAATTTGTGCTAAACTTCTATGAGTATTTAAAATTAAAAGGAGCAAAGAAGGTAGAGGTAGATCAATTTCTAAACAGTTCAACTGCTCAAGAGATTATAACCACTATTGATGATCTCCAAGAATATATTAAAGGAGGTAAAGACAACTTACATTCACAACTGCGTGAGGCATATGGCCATATACCAAAACCTCAAGCAAGAAAGATAAGCACTTATCTTGAATCAATACTTCACGACGCATACAAGTATAGCAATGACAGAAAAAGAGGTAGAAAGCCCTCTAAATAACTCCAACACCGAAATTAATAAGGGTGTTGAACTGTTACTTAGGAATAGGAGGAAACCAAAACCAAAACCGAATACCTTTCAGATGAAGTTCTCTATCTTCAAAAGAGATATAACTATCATCTTTAACATAACAAAAAAATAATCTCTGGAGGTTCCCATGTCAGAAACATTAATTGTAACTCTTACTCTTACAACATTAGTATCTTTCCTTGCATTTTTAGTGGGTGGTGTGATAGGATGGGTAGCAAGAGAACACTCATATGAAACTACACCTCAAACAGTGTATGCACATCCAGAGATGTTTGATGAAAATGGTAATTTATCAGCAGATGAAATTTTAGCAGTACGCTTTGAACAACATGACAACACAGAAGACGATGAGGAAGACTAGAACTCCCGCAGGATCAGCAGCTATCAAAACAAAGAAGATAGTTAAGAGAGTAGAACTTCCACCTAATCCTTTTATTCATGAAATTTTAGATCATGTAGAGGAACAGAAAACAAAAGCAAAGAAAATAACAGAATTAAGAAAGTATCGTGATGATTCTCTTACTGCTGTTTTAATATGGAACTTTGATAGTAGTGTTATCTCTGCTATTC